GAGGCGGGCGACGCCGATCTCTGCCCCGATATGGTCGAGCGTCGAGCCGGTGGCATAGGCGACCAGGCGCGACACCAGGCGCTCATTGAAATCCTGCTGATCGAGCATCCTGTAATAGGCGCAGACCTGAAGCACCTTGACCGCAGGATCGCTGTCGACGGTCGCGTCGAAGCTGGGCATCACCGTCTGTACGCGCGCGATCATTTCGGCGAGGGTCGCCTCATAATCGACGGGCGCAAGGATCGTCGGACGCGCCAGACGCGACAGATCGACGGTGGTGGAGGTGGAAGTGGCCATCGCCGCCATGTCGATCGGGCCGCGATCGGCTGGCTAGCGCGCGCTTGTGTAGAATGGCCTTCTACACCAGATCATCGGCCCCCAAGATCAATGGGCGGCGACGTGATCGAGCAGCATGTCGATCGCCAGCTCCCGCTCCCGCTCGGTCAGGCCGATCAGCCCGCGCTGGGCATAGCGGACCTGGCGACCGCCCAGCTTGGGGGCATCCATTCGGCCATCCTGGTGGATCGATGCGATCAGCGACGCGCGTCCGGTGAAGCCGACCCAGGCCTCGCTATCGGTGGCGCCGGATTTCAGGAAGCGCCCGGAGCGTAGCTTGCGGAACATGGCGGCGCGGTGAATGGCCCCGCGTCGCCGCAGCTTGCCCGCACCCCTGTTCTGATCCTCGGGTTCGACGGGCAGGAAGCGGTCGACCTTGTCCCAGAAAAAGGATCGGATGGCACCCGCCTCGGCGTCGAAGCCGGTCAGGAGCGGCCCCTGGCGTACCCATGATTTCATGAAGACCAGGCGGGCATTGGCATCGCCCTTGGGGTAGAGGAATTTCACGGTAAAATTGCCGGGCTTCAGCTCGCGACGGGGACGGCGGGCGGCGTAGGCGGAGCCGTCGGGATTTTGCTGGCGACCGATCCGCTCCGACTGGGTGGCGCGCAGGGCGCGGGCCATCTTGCGCAGGAGCGACCTGCGCTCCGGCGCGGACAGGCTTTGCAGGAGATTGCCCGCCAGCTGCTCGATGGGCGCAAAATCGTCGCTCATCGGGGGGCGACGATCGCTGTCTCGCCCGCGACGAGATCCTCGGCCAGGCCCTGCCAGAGCCGGGCATCCTCGGCGCCGAGAAAGCTGTCGTGGGGCAGCGTGTCGGCCAGATGCTCGGTGGTGACGCCGCCCGCGACGCGCTGGACCAGGACCCGCTCGGTCAGGTCGATGGTGATCGACAGGTCCTGCTTGTCCTGGGCCAGCCATTCGCTTTCGAAGCCGAAGGGCTCGCTGTCCTGGCGCTGGAGCAGCTCGGGCTGATGCTCGGCGATCCAGGCGATGATGGGCACGATCACCGCGTCCTGGTCCCCCGCATAATCCAGGAGGACGAGATTGACGGTGTAGCGATATTCGAAGGACAGATTGCCCATCCGCGCGCCGACCCGTCCGCGATCGACGAAGATCGCCAGCTTGGAGGGATCGGCCGCCAGCGCGGGCACGGCGCGGACCAGCAGATCCCGAAGGGCGTCGACCTTCTTCATGTCAGCGCGTGGCAGGGCAGGAGCCCGGTGCGATCCAATCGGAGAGGCGGTCGAGCCGGTCGGCATTGACGCCAGCCGCGCGGGCCAGACCGATCAGACCCTTGCGCCAGGCAGCGGGAATGGTGGCGAGCAGCGCGGGATCCTCTGGCAGTGCGGGCGCGCGATCGGCGCAGGCGAGCAGCTCGGCAGGCGGGCGTGGCGACTCGACGGCGACCACGACCGGCGCGGGCGGCGCCAGATCAGTGCGGCGTGCGGCGCAGCCCGGCAAGGTCATTAAGAGCAGCGATCCAGTCAGCACGGACATGATCGGTCGCATCGACTTTCGCATTGGCATTCTCCATCTTCCGCTCGGCGGCCTGGGCACGGGAAAGGGCGGCACGGGCAGCCTGGGCATCGGAGGCGGACAGGGCATTGCCCCGCGCGATGGCGTCGCCGAGCAGCGCGGCGGTCTGGCGATCGATCGCCTCCCGATCTGCGCGCAGCTGGGCCACGCGATCGGCGCAGGCAGCACCGGGGCCGCGCCCGTGCTTTTCCTGCCAGTCGACGCCGACCTTGGCGCAGACCAGCTCGGCCCGGCGGGTCACGTCGTCGCGATCGCGCTCGGCATGGCGAGCCTGCACGTAGAGCCAGCAGCCGACAGCGGCGACGGCGAGGAGGATGATGAAGGGCAGCTCGGTGCGCAGGCCACCCCATGCCTTGCGGATCATGGCCCAGACTTTCAGGATCCAGATCATCGCGGCTCCTTTCCGGTCAGCATCATCGCTTCCAGCCGCTCGGCCCTGTCGCCGACCTGTCGGTGCCAGAGCGAGGCGCGCATCCCCGCGACCGCACCAGGCCAGTCGCCGCGCTGAATCCGGGGCAAGGTATTGACGAAGGCGCGCAGGCCTTCCCCCTTGCGGGTCCGCGTCGGGGGCAAGCCGATGCCGAGATTGAAGCACATATTGAGCATCACGCGCTGGCGGACGGGATCGAGATTGCGCCACCAGGGCAGGTGACGATCGAGATCGGCTTCGGTGCGGGCGATGTCATTGCCGAAAAGGGCATCGCTCTGTGCCTGGGTGATACCGCGTGCGAGGCAGCTCGCGACGGTGATGCCAAGCGCGGCCGTCTCGGCGGGCGAGATCCCGACGGTGTCGAGATTGCGGCCCTTGCCGATGGTACGAAAGCCCTGGGTGCAGCGATAGGCGGCCAGCTTGTCGCCTTCGTCACGCGCGATCTCGCGCGCCAGGCGGGCGCGATCATAGGTCATTTTGCGTCCTTCTTCAGGAAGCGATCGGCCAGCGTGAGGAGCAGCGGGGCGCGCTCGACGACACCCGCAATCAGGGCGGGTGTGGCCTTGAAGGCGGTCATGCCGACGACGAAGCCCACCGCCTGGAGTAGATAATCGTCCCAGCCGGTCAGGCTATGCGCCATATTGCGGGCGAAATAGCTGACGGTGATGCCGACCATCATCTGGGTCACGCGCTTCGACCAGCTCAGGCCCTGCTCATAGACCAGGCTGACCGCCGCACCCGCCGCGCCAGGCACCAAGGTGATGAGGAAAGCCAGCAGCGCGTCGCCGACATCGTGGATAATCTTCTGCATGGGGGTCAGGTCCAGAGCTGGACGACATCGCGCTGCCGGGTGGCGGGCGGGGCGTCGGGAAGGATCACGGCGGTGCCGATCGGCAGGACGGGGCCAAGCGCGGCCAGGCCAGGATTGGCGGCCAGCACGGCGGGCAGATCGTCGGGGCCGAGGCCGCGCGCGCGCCAGATCAGCGCGTCGAGCGTGTCACCGGCACGGGCGCGCACCTGGTCCATCAGATCAGGTCGACGGTCATGCGCCCGACGCCCAGGATCTCGCGCACGGCGTGGACCGAATCGCGGCGCAGCTCGGCGACGCTGGGATCGAGCTGGCTGGCCTCTCGCTCGCCACGCCCGGTCAGGTCCACGTCGACGAAGCGCTCGATGATCTCGGCCTTGGCGGCGGTGAAGACGGCACGGCGATAGAGGATCGCCAGCTCGGACTGGTCATCGATCCGCAGCGCGGGCACCTGGTCGAGCGTGGCGAAGCCCGCCGTCACCTGGCCAAGCCGCCATTCCTCCAGGTCGCGGCCGACGCGGATGATCGCCGCAATCAGCGCCTGGCGTACGCGGGCGTCGGTGATGGCATTAGCGTCCACCCGCTGCTCATCGCGGAAAAGCGCGGGGTCGATCGGCGGGAACCACCCGCCTGTCACGATCGGCGCGGGTGTGGTGACCACGGGAGCGGGGTCGTCGGGCAGGACGGTGGGGATGAAGGTCGCGGTCATGCGGGTGCGCCGATGACCTGGGCGGCGATGGCCGCACCCGCGATCGTCAGGGCGATACCGATCGAGAAGACCAGCGCCCAGAGCGCGCAGCGGGCGCGGGTGCGGTGCATGGCGGGCAGGCCGATCGTCGCGGGGTCGAATTGGCAGGCGAGCGCCAGCGCACCGGCCAGCACCGCCCATGCTCCGAGCCCCTGGCAGATCGCGGCGATGAGGATCAGGAGAGTGGGCATGGGCGGGGTCCTTCAGGAGATCCAGGGGTGGGGATCGGGTCCGTGGCGGCCCTCAGACCCGAAGGTCCCTCCCGTCACGCGCGATCCGCCCCCGGCGCCCGGGGGCGAGCTGGTCAGCGACGCGAGCGGAAGCTCGGGCGGTAGCTGGTGGTGGTGCGGGTGACCGAGCCACCGCCAAAAAGGCTGCGGCGCGTGGTGGTCGTGACCGTCCGGGTGGGGATCGGTGCCTGATAGGCGGCGCGGGGATAGTAGGTCGCCGGGGCGTGATGATGGATCACGGTCGGGCGGGGCGATCCGCCGGACAGCTGCGACGCCAGCGCGGCGCCCGCCAGGCCGCCGACCAGATAGTCCTTCACGTCGCCGCCCGAGCTGGCGACGGCCATGCAGGTCACGGCGTCCTTGGCGCCCGCGCATCGCTCTTGGGCGGTCGGGCCGCAGGCGGTGAGGGGGAGCGCGGCAAGGGTGGCGGCGCAGATCAGGCCGAGCTTGGAAAGGCGCATCGTCGGTCCGTTCTTTTCGAGGATCAGGAATTGCCGCCTTGGGCAGCGGCCTTAAGGGCTTCGATCACGCTGTCGGCCTTGCCGTCGGCGATCAGGTCGATCGGGCGGCTTTCGGTCACGGCGTCGACGGTCTGGAGCCAGATCGCGAAATCCGCGACCGACATGCCCAGGGCGAGCGCTTCCGCGCGTACGCGGTCCAGATCGGTCTGAAGGCCATCGGGCGCGGTCTTGGCGATGACCTTTTCCAGGCGCTGAATGACGGTCTTGACGCCGATGCGCGGATCCAGCGCGAAGGCCTGGCGCAGCGGCTCGATCGCCTGGGCGGCAGCCTGGGCGCGATCGGGCGTACCCTCGGCGTGCGCTTCGCTGGCGCGGATCAGCTCGGTGCCGATCGCCTTCAGCATCTTGGCGCGGGGCTGGTCGTGCATGTCGATGCCGTCGACCAGGGCCTCGACCTCTTGCAGCACGTCGAGCGGGAAGCTCTGGCCCGCATTCTGGGCGTGTAACGCGGCCTCGGCGACCTCTTCCAGGATCAGGGTGGCGGCATCGCGCTCATAGCGGGCGGGCAGCGGCACGTCGTGGCGCAGGACATGGGTGGCCAGGCGCAGGGCCAGCGGCCAATCGTCGGTGTCGATCGCCCAGACCATGACGGTGGGCAGGACCTCGATGGCGGGCGAGGGGGCGATCTTGCCGCGCTCGACGGCTTCCCCGGCGGCCAGCTCGCCGTCGATCCAGGCGCGATATTCGGGGATCATTTCGCGCTTGGCGGCGATCTTAAGCGGGCGGGACTTGATGTCCTTCAGACGGCGCAGATCGTGGGTGAGGCGCAAGCTGATCTGCTTGGCCGCGATCTCGATGGCCGGGGTGTAGAGCGGCTGCTCTTCGCGGTGCAGGGCAGGGGTGAGCCCGCCACCAGCAGGATCGGACGCACTGGCGGCAGCGATAAGCGACAACACATGGTCGCGGGTCTGACGAGCGAGGCTCATTTGCGTGTCCTGGGTGACGGGCTACAGGGTGACAGCGAGCGGCCGCTTAGGCCTTCTTGCTCTGCTGAATATTTTCGATGAGGACGGCGCAGCCGTAATCCTCGACGACATAGGATTCATTGACCGACTGATAGTCGGCGACCTGGTCGTATTCCGGCTCCTCGCGAATGGTGCGTCGGCGGGAGCCGTTCTGGACGTAGATCGACAGGTTATCGAGCTTGGTGACCAGGATGGCATTGGCGGGGAAGAAGGGCACGAGCACGGCGGTCTTGCCACCGACCTGCTTCGGCAGCGTCAGGATGCGATTGCGCGCCTCCATCTCGGTCGCCTTGTCGCCCGCCGCATTGATGACATTGAGGAAGCGGTCGGACACCAGATCGCGACCGACGATCACCACCAGGTCGGTATCGTCGCGATGCCATTCGTCCATCAGCTCGATCGCGTCCGTGACCAGCGCGTCGATATTGACATAGTCGACTTCGGTGCCAAGCGTACCCGCCGCGACGTAGATCTTGCCTGCGGCCGTGACGCGGCCGGTGCCGTCGCGGGTCGCAGGGGTCAGCGCGCCGCCTGCCATGTGCCGCGCAGGCGCGTAATAGCGGATCTTGTAGAGCCAGCCGAAATTGACGTCCTGAAGGAGCGGGAAGGCGACGATGTCGGTGGTGTCGGCGCGGGCGACGCCGTTCCAGCCGATCATGATCCGGTCGCGGCCCTGCTGGGCGACGATCGTATTGCGATAGAGCGTCTGGAATTCGGGCTTATGCGCCCACATGTCCAGCTTGCCGTATTTGATCGCCGTGTCCGAATTGGTCTGCGCGCAGAAATAGCGACCCCGGTCGCTGGTGTCGGTGGGGTCGATCGGCTTGCGGCGCACGCCGGTGGCGGCATTGGTCAGGGTGCGGCTGGCGATCGGACGGGTGACGCCCATGCCGACCTTCGCGCCCTCCTGTGCATCCACCGGGATGATATTGATCTTGCCGAGGAATTCGCTCGACTGTTGGATTACTTCCTCCAGCTTCTGCTCGACGGCGGGGGCGACCGAGAATTGCTTTTCGCCGCGCACGACATCGGACTCGACGCCATTGATGGTGGCGATCTGGCCGAGCATCGCATTGAAGGCGGTGCGGGTGAGATTCTTCATGGTAGGGGGCGGTCCTGTGCTTGCGGGCG